AATTAGAGCCTAAGAGCCATACCCGGCGGGAGTCGTATCCTGTGGGGTATGGCTCTTTTGGCGTTTATAGGCGTATGATAAACGTGAGCAAGATATCACCATTGCTTTTTGACGTGGGCTATAACGGCATCGAGATGGAGCGTGAGTATATACAACGCTTCTCTAATGCCGAGAATATAACCGTGCAATGCGTAGTATCCCCTTCCACCACTTTGTCTATGAGGTTGTTCGACCTTTGCGCCAACGATAGCTTCGTCATATCCCCCATATCCTATGAGATCAACGACTCGAATAAGCTTCTGGAGTTTATCGTTCCAAGAGGGAATAGCCTTTATAGGGCTTCCATAATCGGGAGTGAGGGGCAGATAAGCAGTCTCCCCTTCCGGTTTTGCGATAACGGGGAATTGGAGGGGCTGACGGAGGTGTCCTATACCAACAGGGATAATATCACCTCGTTCGGGGCGGTATTTGAGGTTGGAAACAATCAAAGGACTTTCAAGCTATGGATAGAGGGAGGGTTCAAGTCGGATGGGCATTCCCTTAACGTTAGCAACGAGCAGTTCAGGACACAGGGGCAAGAGATCATAGAGCTTTACGCCGTACCGTATCAGGTGGACACGCTCACGATAGGGGATAACGAGGGGGTACCTTTCGAGATGGCCCGCTTGATCAATAACATATTCTGTCTGTCCGAGGTGAGGATAAACGGCGTTAGGTATGTCCGGAGCGAGTCCAGCGTACCCGAGAGGCAAGTGATAGCCGAGAGATACCCGTTGTTTGATTATACGTTTAACGTTGAGAGAGCGGAGAATATCTCCTTTAACGGGTTCACGGAACAGTCGGACGGATCTTGGGTCACGGGTTCCATAAGCGTGAACGTGGCAAACGCCAAGGACGGGCAGGTCCTGGTGTATGATGATTCCGTGGGGGCCTTTGTCAATCAATCAAACTTGGATTCGTTATGAGCAAAAAGAAATTGACCAAACATATATGGTACGGGTCGGATACGGTGATGTCCGAGGGTAAGCTGCAAGCGGCTCCTCCTCCCGTCGCTATAGATGACGGGACCAAAGAATGGCACCTCTCCGGATTGACGAGGGGCGAGTTGTTCGTGAATGATTACGCCGGAGACCCCGCCTTGTTCATCCTTGCCAGTGATAATAAGGTGCGAAGGATAGGAGGTCAAGGTTCCGGAAGCGGAGGTGAGGGGGGAGGCGGCGATTTCTCCTTGGCGCAAGGTCCGGGTATAGAGATAAAATCGGATATCAATAATATATATACGATTTCCCATAAGGATACCTCTTCGCAAGAGAGTATAAATAAGACGAATAAGAAAGGTATTGCGTCCGTATTGCTAGATGACTTCGGCCATGTCACGGGCTTGGATACCTGTGACATACTCGATCTTGAGGACTTGGATAAGAGGTATCTTCGCAAGGATATCAATGACGAGGCGGCGGGAGAGATCATCTTCGACAAGAAGATAGGCTCCTCCATCTTTCTTGACGGCATGGACGGCAAGGGCTGGGAGATCAAGGCCGACGGTTCCGGTATCATGGAGGCGTTGAAGGTGCGTTCCGACATATACGCTGGCAACAAGATCGGCTCCATATCGTTCGCCCCCGGCTTCACCGGCCGGGGCACGGAGATAGACATCCCCACGGCCACGGGAACCTTTGACAACATATTCGTTAGGAAGACCTTCACGGCCTACGAGATAGTGTATTCGCAGATATACGGGTTGGGCGGCAACCAGATCGTATCCGATATCAACAAGATAGGGAGGGTCGAGAGGCTGTCCGATCGTTGGAGATGCTACATGGACGACATGGACGGTCTCATGCTGATGAACCTCAGGGAAGGTGACGGAGTGAGGATACAGAGAAGGAACGGTATCACGTCCACTAAATATCTATTCGGTCGCTGTATCGGTATCTCATCCGACTATTTCGACGTGGCCTACCCGCTGATAGAGGGTACCGGCGAGCCAGAGGCGGGGGATTTCGCCATGCGTTGGGGTAACGACAGGGATACCACTAGGCAGGGCCTTATCTACCTGACATCGGCGGATCAAGGAGCGCCGTTCATTGCCGTATATGACGGTATCACGGGCGTTTCCACGCAAGACACGCTGAAGGCCCAGCTAGGCAACCTCTCCATGATCCGTACCAAGAACGGGACCCAACTGAAGGGTTACGGGGCTTACCTGAACGGGATCTATATAGAGAACTCGTCCATATACCTCGATAACGGCATGACCGTGGAACAACAGTTCTCAGTGATGAACGGGGAGCTGAGGAGCGAGATCGAGGGGTTAAAGAACGACATGTCTCTGGAATCCGGGAATATACTTGTCAATTCCACGTTCGGGAAGGACACGAGTTATTGGGTGGAGGCCAACGACATCCATCTCATCAACGTGAGCGGCAATCTCCTGTGGGTGGGCGGTTCTTTTTACTCGGACAAGAGGAAGGTTTCCGATATCTATAGGGATGGCAGCAGGAACGTGCTTCGCATCAAGGACACGTATATATTCCAGCGTAACGACGTGATGAAAGTTCCTGAGTTGGAAGAGAGCGAGGAGGGTCATACGTTCTCCTTCTCCTTGTTTTACAAGGTCATGAGACGAGGTGTTTTGACGGTGGGTTTCCAAGGGCAGGAGTTGTACGAGTCCTTGACGCTGGAGCCGTCCGACGAGTACGTGAAACTGTCCAAGGTCGGCAAATGGGACGGTACCGGGGATTTCCGGATCGGATTCACTGGCGAGATATTGATCTACGGCGTGTCGTTGTTCAATGACAGGCTGGCCGATGCCGTGATAAAGCTTGAGACGCGGATCTTGCAGACGGAGGAATATATAAAGTTACTGGCCACTAAGGATTACGTGGACTCGGAGACCGGCAAGATCTACGAGAAATATACCGGCGAGTTGTCGGTCATGGCCACGGAGATAGCCGCAAGGGTGACACATACCGAGTTCGATACGGAGACGGCGGCCATAAGGCGTGAGGTATCGTCCGCTCTTACCGTTCAGGATGGCAAGATAAGCGGGATATCCACGGATGTTAATAATATCCAGAATACGATAGATACGGCTGGGTGGATCAATACCACGCAAGGAAACGCGTTGTTCGCCGCCAAGAGCTTGGAGAATGGCGATAATATCATATCGTATATCAACCAGACGGCAACCACCACCACGATCAAGGCGGAGAGGATCGATCTTGTCGGGGCGGTGACGTTCAGCATGTTTAATACGGATCTTCAAAGCACTATTAACGGGAAAGCAAACTCGAGCGCTCTTGGGGATTTGGCTTATGAGGACTATATCACCAAAGGGATGATGAGTACGGCCTTGCAATCGGAACTAAACGGGAAGGTAAGCGAAGGCGCTTTAGGGACATTAGCCTACGCAAGTTCTATATCAAAGAATGACTTGGCTTATTCTTTATTGACCGAATTTAACGGTAAGGCAAACAGTTCTTCTTTAAAGGCTCTTGCTTATTTAGATAAGGTTGAGCAAGCCCAATTGGGAGCGACAATCATATCAGGAGGTCATATTATCACATCCCTGATTGACACGGACGCAATTTATGCGAATATGGCATCTATAGCTGGATTTACGATTGAAAAAAATCAGCTTTATGGAACAACGAATAATGAATATTACGGGAGTTATAAGATGTACATGGATTCAAGCAGATGTGAGATTGGAATATCTGATAGCAATGAGTCAACGTATAAACTGAGCGTAGGATATAATTATAGGACAACGAATGATGCGGGGACAGCGTCCTTGTTCATCAAAAAATCACTGGCGATAAGAACTATGGTCGAAGTCCCGAGAACCGCCATAAAAGTAGCGGTCACTAACGCAGACGATTCTAATATGGTAAAATTAGAATGTGAGTCTACCAGAAATGATAGTGGGTTCATGAATTTTTTGTATTGCGAGCATGGGATAAGAGAGATACAGCTTGGGACCAAGAAGTTCTCAAACGACTCGCCAGGAATATGGCGTACCGTTTTACGTATGGATCTTATGCCTTCGGTAACACAAGTAAACACTGAATCCACATCAGGGACTAGATATAATGTCAAATGGGATTCCGCTACGGGACTTTTATATATAGAATAATTATTAACAACTAAAATACAGTAAATCATGAAAGTAAATTTCAACAAACCCCTAAAGACCTTTAAGGGGGAAGACATGAAGGACGAGTTCGGAAAAGTTCAGATCATCAAGGATATCGTATGCGCTAGGCTTTACTCTTCCGGCGATGAGATGAACGAGGACGAGAAATATGAGTCCTACAAGCTAATGACAAGGATCAACGCCGCCGATGGCGATATGGACATTAGCGACAAGGAGTCCCTATTGATAAAGAAATGTTGTAACAAGACATTGACCGCCGGAGCTTTCGGTCAGATCTTTGAACTTTTAAACGTATGATACCATGGAGATAACGAGCGACACAAGGACGATAAACGGCTACTCGGAAGTAGCCGGTATCAAGATACAGTATTCCGCCTCGGTCAAGACCGATGAGCGGATAGACCGGATAACAGGCTCTTTTATCAGGGACGGGGTACGTGTGGGATCTCTGGTCTACGAGCGTAACGGGCAATTCTTCATGTCGGTGGACAAGCCCGGCGTGATAACGAGCAAGGAGGATGCGGTGGCCATCGCCACTCAATTCTTTAACGACACTTACGAGATGTTGAACAGTCAAGCGGTGGAGTAATATGGAAAGCATCATCCTATCATCGGGCACCGAGGTAACCCCCGAGGACATCCAGAAGATAGCGTCGGCGGTCAACGGCCTGTTGCTGACCACGTCTAAGGACCCGGGACAGTACGAGGAGGCCGATAGCCTGCAAGGTATATCGTCCTTGCCGGTGTTCAGGCAATCCGGATCGGCCTACGATCTCGTACGTGTGGCCATATCCTTGTTGAGGGGCGTTGACGGGAAACAGATCGTCTTGCAGGTCACCGCCGATTACATACAGTGGCGTTACGAGGACGGGATGTGGCAGAACCTCATACCGCTCGCCGACTTGAAGAGGCCGGCCACGGAAGCCGCCGCCGATGTGCGTGAGAGGATGAACGCTATCGTGAGCGAGGTGAACGCCTTGAAGACCCAGTTCGAGAACGACGTGAGGCACGCCTTGGAGAGGGCGGATGCGGCAACCGAGAAAGCGAACACGGCGGCTGAGAACGCCAAGTCGGTGTCTGACCACCCGGGCTATATCGGCGATGACTTCCATGTCTACACGTGGGATTACGCTACCGGGACCTATATCAAGACGGACAGGATACTGAAACCGGAGGCGTTCACGATCTACAAGGTCTATAAGTCCGTCTCGGCTATGGAGGCGGACAAGTCTAACGTCCCGGAGGGGAAGTTCGTCATCATCAACACGGGCAGCGTGGAGGAGGAGGATACCGGCAAGCTGTATCTGAGGACATCGACGGGCTACGACTATATCGTGGACGTTTCCGGTATGAGAGGCTTCACCGGGAAGACCCCGCAATTCTCAATAGGCACCATAACGGCGGGCACGTATCCTTCCGTCTCGTTGTCCGACGGGGGCACGGACACATCCGGCAACCCCGTATACAGGATGAACTTCGTGTTGCAGAGAGGCCCTAGGGGATTCTCTCCCAAGATATCGATCGGCAAGGTGACGACCGGTCTCCCGGGAACGGTGGCCCAAGCCACGATAACCGAGAAGGGAGAGACCGAGGAAGGGGTACCATTGGCGGAATTAGATCTTACCATCCCGCAAGGACAGGACGGGGCGGTGGCCGGCGTATACAAGACAAGGGAGATCGACCATGTCCCGGGGGCTAACGACGTGACCTACGAGGAGGGCAGTGAGACCAAGAGCTACCCTATAGGCGGTGAGGTCTATCTAAGGGAGGCTCCCGGAGACGTTACGTTCTACAAGCTCCACGACATAGTGGAGGGTAAGGCCATATGGGAGGAGTCTTCCGGTGCCGCCTTGCCGGGGAACATTTACTTGACCGGGGCGAATTACTACAATGAATCAGTAACAATTATCGATAAAGGGATATTATCATGAGCAAGAGAGGAGCTTACATATACCAACAGATAGAGCAGTCCACCGCCGAGTGGACGGCTGACAGCACCATATACCCGCCGTCGCTATGGCTTTTCGAGCGATTAACCAACGGTAATTTAAATATGAAGTTCTCGGACGGTGTCCATACGTACGCCGATCTTCCGTTGATGATGCAAGACATCAAGGTGAGGATAAAGACTAACACGGACACGGAATACGTCTTGGAGATAACCTCCGCTGAGGGAACCATAACCACGCCTAACTTGCGTGACCATTACGACGATACGGATATCCGGAATCTGGTCACCGGTCTAAGGACAGACGTTAATAAGTTAAAGCCCGTTGTCACATCCACCCCGTCTAACGGACAGATAACCATAACGCCGGACAAGGCCCAAAACGAAGATCCGGACGTGTCGATAACGCTGGAGACCAAGGGGGACAAGGATAAGTCTCTGATGGCTGATGGCAAGTACCGCAAGCTGCCCGTGTACGGCAGGAACCTGTTGCTGGGATCAGGGAAGGAGGTGAGTAATTCGAATTACAATATCGCTGATTATTGGCTAACTGAACCGATATCTAAAGGAACACAAGTAACATTGACTATTTTTGGAGAATTGGGTGATGATAAGGAAATGTTCACTATATATAACTCTACTGGTGCAGTAGGTTCTATGGCTCAGTTCAGTAAGGCTGACTTTGTGAATGGGAAGGCCAGTAAGACTTTTAAATGGATTACTAATATCGGAGATGCAGTAGCTGATAATACACATATGGTTGTATTTAGTTCTCCTAAAACTGGCACATCAACTTCCACCATCCATAAGATTAAACTTGAATATGGTGACATTTCGACCGAGTGGTCTCCAGCTTGGGAAGATATACCAGATCTAGAAGAAAGATATGCATACGGTGTTGAATGGGATACTGCATCATCTAGTCCTGATGGGGTTAGAGTAGGTAATATGCAATTGCATAGTGAGTTGCCGGTGCAGAGTAAGATGAGAAGGTGTCTTTTGGATAGAGATGGTGGAGTTAAAGAATATTTGGATAATGAGCTTTCATGGGGTGGAAGCTATTTGGATTATGCCGTTATGACAGAGATACCTGAACATTGGTATAAATTGTATTTTAATGGCACTAAATTTAGGAAGATGTTGTCCGAAATTCCATTACCTGGGTATAAACATGTAGATAAGTTCTATATCTCAACATATGAAGCCAGAATGTATAGAACCGATAATTTATTATGTTCGGCGGCTGGAGCTAGTAAATTAAGTGATCCTAATTCAACTAATTTTAGAGGTGGCGACAATACCGCTGAATGGGATGATACCTACCGTTCCCTACTCGGCCGCCCCGTCACCAACCTCACCCGAGACCAATTCCGACAAGCCGCGAGGAAAAGAGGCAGCGGATGGGAAATGTATACCTATAACGCCCACAAGATCCTGTTCTGGCTATTCGCCGTCGAGTACGCCACGCTGGACAGCCAGAAGCCTTTCAACGCCCAGAAGGACGCTAACGGTTTCGCCCAAGGTGGCTTAGGTCCGGGACCGACGCAAATGACGGATTGGACTAACTTCAACAACATCAACCCCCTTATCCCATGCGGCTATACCAACGAGTTCGGGAACGGCTCGGGAGAGAAGGCATATGTGGTGAAGAACGCTTCCGGTGGTACTCACGCCACGTTGATGGCTAACAGGTATCGTGGTATAGAGAATCCGTTCGCCCATATATGGAAATATACTGACGGGGCCAATATACAGGTCACCACGGGCGATGCGGGATTATCCATATTATGGACTACCGATGACCCGTCGAATTTCAGCGACACCTCTTACACCGGCTATGACAAGAAGGGCAATATCTGCCGTACAAACGGTTATGCCAAGAAGATGTTGCTTGGGGAAGATGGCGATATAGTGTCCACGGAGGTCGGCGGTAGCTCCTCTACCTACTGGTGCGACTACTACTACACCTATACATCGGCTAACCGCATGCAGGTGGTGCGGGTTGGCGGTTACGCGGACGTCGGGTCGAGTGCGGGCCTCGCTCACGTGGCTACGGCT